ATCCAGCAGGACCGTTTATTCAATCATCTGCACCAACTGCACAAAGCGACACTACACCACTAGTAACTGGTGACATTTGGGTTGACGTTAGTGACTCTGGAATGTATGGCCAGACAATTTATGTATATAATAGCAATAGCAAACAATGGATACTTCAAGATGTTACTGATCACACCAGTCCAACTGGTTGGGTGTTTGCAGATGCACGTTGGGGAGATAATGGCGGCAACGACACTGAAAACATGGCGTATGTTGTCCCTATTACAGATCTGTTGGTCAGCAACTACTTAGATTTTGATGCCCCAAATCCAGCGCTATTCCCAAAAGGTACAAGACTATGGAATACGCGCCGCAGCGGCAACACGGTAAAACAATACAAAGTGAACTATGTAAATATCAACTCAACTAACCCTTATGGTGTTACTCCCAATGAAACTCAGGCGTCCTATTGTCCAGATCGTTGGGTTACTGTTAGCGGTAGAAATGCCCACAACGTGGCAAATTTTGGTAGACTTGCGCAACGGTCCATGGTGGTCACTGCACTCCAAGCCGCAGTGTCTACTAACAGTGCTGCTAGGGACACGGATACATTAAATTACAATCTAATCTCAGCACCAGGGTATACAGAGCTTATAGATGAAATGGTAATATTGAACCAAGATATTGGCCAAACAGCATTTATAATTGGTGATACTCCGATGCGCTTGGAACCATCTGCTTCCGCATTAAAGGACTATGGTAATGGAAATGCAGCTGCTGTAAATGGAGAACAGGGCATAGTGACCAATGATTCTTATCTGGGAGTTTATTACCCAAGTGGAATTACTAGTGATAACTATGGCCGTAACATTGTGGTTCCGCCCAGCCATATGATGTTGAATGTTATTGTGAACAACGATAATGTCAGCTATCCATGGTTTGCACCAGCAGGCACTAATAGAGGAATTGTGCATAATGCCAGTTCAGTGGGCTATATTGATTCAGTAACTTCTGAATTCAAACCTACAAGTTTATATCAGGGACTGCGCGATGTACTGGCAACTGTGCAAATCAATCCAATTGCAACATTGCCAGGTTCTGGACTTACAGTAATGGGTCAGTATACCAAAACCAGTATATCTACTTCTTTAAATAGAATTAATGTAGCAAGATTGGTAAACTATATTAGACGACAATTAAACATACTGTCCAAACCGTTTTTGTTTGAACCCAATGACAGTCAAACACGCAATGAAATTAAACGTGTGATTGAAAGTTTAATGCATGAATTGGTAGCACAACGAGGATTGTATGATTATATTGTGGTGTGCGACACATCTAACAATACTCCCACTAGAATTGATCAAAATCAACTTTGGGTAGACATTGCTATTGAACCAGTTAAATCAGTGGAGTTTATTTTTATTCCGTTGAGATTATTAAACACCGGGGCTATTAAGTCAGGAAACTTTTCATCAACTTTTGGCGGATCAAAAAATAGTTCAACTGGTCAATAACATATAAAAAAGCACAAGGAGTAACAAATGTCAACCACATTTTCAAGTTTAAATAATTTTACAGTGCCGCTATCCGCAGCAGGTAATCAAAATCAAGGTATGTTGATGCCTAAACTAGCATACCGGTTTCGGGTAACATTGACTGGTTTTGGGTCAAGTACATTTGGAGCTGGCGGAAATCCTGCTACTGAATTAACTAAACAAGTCATTAGTGTAGATCGACCTGCACCAGAATTTGACGAAATCAAAATGGATATCTATAACAGTGTGGTCAAATTAGCGGGCAAACATAAGTTTGCTGATATTACACTAAAATTACGTGATGATGTTAGTAATAATGTGACCAATTTAGTGGGACAGCAACTGCAAAAGCAATTTGATTTTTACAATCAAAGCAGTGCATTTAGTGGTCAAGATTATAAATTTTTCATGGGCATTGAAATATTAGATGGCGGGAATGGCGCATTTACTCCAACTGTATTAGAAGTATTCCAACTTCAAGGCTGCTGGATCAAAAAAGCCACATATAGCGGCAATGATTATGCCAAGAGCGAACCTATGGAAATTGATTTATCAATCTGCTTTGATAATGCTTATCAGACTGATGTTACCGGTAATTTACTGCCAGCCTCACAACCAGTAATTAGCCCAGCATTAACTGGCGCAACGTAATTTTCAATTACTTCAGACCAAGCCCAGATCAAATTCTGGGCTTTTTTATTGAATAAATAATCATATGGCTATAGCAACTGACAACTTTGTTGATTCGACTGGTAAGGTAATTTTTACTGGGTATCAACATGCTCGACAACTTTATCTCAGTGACAATTACAAAAATATGCCCAAAGTGGCATTTATGTATTTTGTTAAATTTAACGTAAATGCCAATGTTTCTAGTTTAACCACTGACGATTGGGACCCTAGATTTACCGCGCTATTGACCAAAAGTATAACATTACCTAAATTTAAAATTAGTACGGAAACAATAAATCAGTATAATAGAAAAACCAATATACAAACCAAAATTGCATATGAGGCAGTTACTTTAGAACTGCACGACGACCGAGGAGGCGGCACTAATGGTTTTTGGCAAAATTACTACAAATACTATTATGCAGATAGCAGGTATGGTGACAGAAGTTCTAATACGAGAGTAACCACTGCTTACGCAGATACAAAATATTCAATTAATGATTATACATACGGATTAAATACATCAATTGACCAAACTGGCGCTGGTCAGTCAAATTTTTTAGACAGTATAGATATATTTTTGTTGCATCAAAATGGTTCAAAAAATCAAAATGATTTTACCAAAATAACTTTAATTAATCCATTAATTTCCAGTTGGGATCATGATCAAGCAGATCAAACACAAGGTGCTAAAACTATGGTCAATAAAATGACCATAGTTTATGAGGATGTGATTTATGAAACTGGTAGTATAGTTAACGTAGATTCAGGAGTGACGTTATTTGAAGATCCGTCGGTATATGATAACACCCCCACACCGTTACCATCTACTGGAATACCTAATAAAACCATTGTGGAAAATGACTACGTGGGGAAAACTTACGCAAAAACTATACCCAATTTTGATCAATATCGTCAACAGAAAAAACAAAGTATATCAATTGGCCAAGTGCTGAGTTCGATTAATCAACTTAAATTATTAGTACAACAGCCAAGACAGGCATGGAACGTTTACGGTATCAATGTCAAAAATTTACTAATTGGCAGCGCCATAGGTAAAATCAGTGCTACTCAGATCAATTTAACTGCACCTGCCAATAGTGAGATGCCTCAACAGGGAACTACAAATAAAATAACCACATTTAGTACTCAAGGTCAGCAATAATGAATAATATTCCACTCAGTAACTTGCCGCTACGCCCTCAACCGTCCAACTCTGGGGTAGATGGTACTAAGCAAACCTTTAATAATTATTACCAATTTCCTTTGCAAATAACTTCAGAAACATTTAATTTGATGAAAGGGTTTTTTGAGCAAAAGGGTTTTGACAAATTGGCGGCAGAATCAATAAGCGTAACACTTATACGGCAATGTTTACAAGACAATATCAACCCGATGACTACATTGGATGGGCTTGTTCATTTGGATGGAGCTGATTTAAGTGCTCTCGCTACACAAATTTTAAATTATAATAGATTCAAAAGCAGTTACCTTGGTATTGGCACTCCGGCAACACCAAACCAACAAATTCAACGTACCATACTAGCATGAGTTTGAAATTTGCCCAGGGCCCCTATACACCAAAAAACCCTGATAAATACATAGGTGCCAAAGTACCCTACTGCCGCAGCAGTTGGGAAACCACTTTTTGTATGTTTTGTGATAATAACCCTGCGGTGGAATCTTGGGCCAGCGAGCCTATAAAAATTCCCTATAGAGATCCGCTCACTGGAAAACAAACTGTGTATGTTCCAGATTTTTTGATTAAATACATAGATAAAAATCAAAAATCTCATGTGGAAATGATTGAAATCAAGCCAGCAAATCAAATGATATTGGAACGTGTTGGAAAAAATCCCTACAATCAAGCACAGTATGTAAAAAATATGGCCAAATGGAGTGCTGCAACTGATTACTGCAAAAATAGGGGCATCAAGTTTCGGGTCATTAATGAATCTGATATTTTTGTAAATACTGGAAATAAAAAACGATAAGTAATACTATGACACGCCGTTTAGAAGAAATTTTTGATTTGACCGCCGACAAAACTCCACCAGTTGCACCGCCTGCAGAACTAATACCTGTACCTGAAATTAATCTACAGGACAAATTAGAGGAATTTGATAAAATTGCCAGTGCATTGCCAAAAGTAACTGGGTTGGGTGATATGGCAGATATAGAATTAGATGCGCTGGCCATTAAAGCTGAACAGGCTTACGATGACCTCATGGATCTAGGTATGAATGTAGACCCCAGATACGGTACTAAGATGTTTGAAGTGGCTGCGCAAATGATGAATGCTGCTATACAGGCTAAAACAAACAAAATTGACAAGAAATTAAAAATGGTTGATTTACAATTAAAAAAATTAGCCATAGATAAAAAATCTGGAAAAGCTGGCGAAGAAGACCCCATAGAAGGCAAGGGCTATATACTAACAGATCGCAACAGCATCTTGGAAAAACTCAAGAATCTGAATAAATAAATGCACTATGAAAAATTTTACCGAATATCTATCTGAAAGTATTGCCTCAAAGAAACACACTTTCCGTGTTAAAGTGGCAGGCGACTTTACCAAAGAACAGCAATCCAAACTGGAAAGCATGATGGAAAGATATCAAGTAGATTCTTTTAAAAAAATCTCAGTTACCCCAATCCAACACTTGCCATTAGATTTTCCGCAGGTTAGAAATTGTGAAGTGCATATTTTTGAAGTCACAGTAGACTACCCCACTACACAGCAAGAACTTACAGAATATTTGAGCACTGGTCTTGAAGTAAGCCGCCAAAAATTAGTAGTGCGTCGTCCAGGTGAGCCTAGCGAAGAATATCAAATGGAAACTGAACCTAGAAAAGGTGCTCTACTTGATGATCCAGAATACAAAGAAGCGGGTGACCCAAAGTTTGAAGATTATTATGGTGACAAATACAATTCAGGATTTGTCAAAGAACTTAACGATATTTTAAAATTACAACGCAAAGCCCGTGGAGAAGTAATTCCTACAGAAGGCGCAGCAATTTATAACGTAGACACCCCGTATAATAACCAAAGTCCTGTGGCCAAAGACCAAGGCACATATGTGGTCAAAGCCACCAATGGAGTATAAACATGCAAATGATTGATGTATTGAAGAGACTAGCAGAATTGGATGCTAGCAATCCTAATATTGTAAAAGAGTCCATGACTCCTAAGGATATGGAAGAATGCGGCGATGACATGATGGCCAATGAACCAAGTCAATCTAATGGCCCAGTTAGTGTTAATATCAGCGCCAACAGCGGTGAAGAACTTGGAGACATGTTAAGTGCCATCATGCAACTAGCAGGTGTACACAAAGTGGGCGACGAGCACATGGGAGTTGAACCTCCAGCAAGTGTATTGACCGCTGAACCTAACATGCATAAAGATGCACACGGTGTTGATGACATGCGTGCTGTCCTTGATCAAATGAATGGTGCAAGTGGCGAAGAAGAAACTGATGAAAGTGCTGCTAGTGATGAAACGGATTCCTATGGCATTCCGGGTGTAGATACAACTCCTGCTAATCCACACAAACAACTGCCCTTTGATCCTAACGAGTTTAGTCAAAATACCAATGACGGAGACGGAGATCGTGCAAACGGCCACCCACGGTTGACCACACAACCTACTGCTACTTACGAAAGTTTGATGGCTGAATACAAAAAATTTGTCACTGAAAGCACACTTAAAGAATCTTCATACGAAGATATATTAAAACATTTCCCTAAACAAGTACAAGATTTTAAAAATGGTGGTGAGTTAGATTATGACTTAGAATCAGCACTATGGGATTATCATTTCAACAATGGTGATATTATAAACTATGATGCAGATGCTAGCGAGTACATTGGCCAAAATCTAGCTGATTACTTGGGTGTAGATGAAAATATGGAACGCGAAAGTGTTGACGCAGAACATCGTCGTGGTTTAGAAAAGTCAGCAGAAGCTGACGGCAGACTTAAATCAGGAGGCCAGACTAACGAAGATGCAGGCGACAGCGAAATTGGTCAAATGATGGCTAATGATGGTATAACATATAGTCCAGAAAAAGAGAATGAACTAATCAACTTGATGGCTCAATATATGAAGAAATCAGGAATGAGTTCAAAAGCCATT